GACACAAATAGTATCAATCCAGTATCAAGAGCAGTATGGACGGGCAAAAAAGCCTGTATTCATGCGGGTTTTCGCCGTTTCGAGCGTCATTCAAGCTCAATTATGAGGAGCTGGTTTTCTGTGATTTCAGTTCCAAAAATCCCCGCGCCTCGTCTTTAATCTTCTAAGTTTGTCCTTCTATTCCACTGGTTCCAGATGAGGATGGTATCAAAAAGGTATCACGGATTTTCGACCCGAAAAATTATTCATTTGATACCATTCGCCTGACGCCAGGCGGCGCCATCCTAGATACATCCGGTCTCTGAAGCGGATGCGGCTCCTCTTCTCCATCCTTCGTATACTCGAGCAGTTCTGACAGGTCGCAGCCGAGGGCCTTGCAGATCCTGTCCAGCTGCTTCAGGCTTACCCGGTCTGTCATCTCGTAGTACAGATCTCCGATCGATGTCTGCCGGATCCCGGTCATGTGAGATAGCTGCGCTTGGTTGATTCGCTTTTCCCCCATGCGAGCCGAGAGTAAAATTCTAATCATTGCCATTGCTCCTTCATCCAAATTTTGTCACAGTAATGATTTTCCGTGTGAAAGAGGGCAATATCCTCTCGCTCTGTTAATGATTAACGAAACCGCGCCATTATGGCACTGATATCGGTCATCTGGTCACAAAATGAAGGAGTTTATGCTGGAATAGCAGATAGGATTTCAGATAAGTCTTTGGCACTTTAATTCAACACCAATTCAATTAAACTCAATTAAATTCAAAGTTGACTGTATTAGAAAATGCGTCCGAAGATATCGGGCGCATTTTGTTTTCATGGTTGATTCAGAACACAAGAGGCCAGAGGAATGGGCTGTTCCTCTGGCTACTCTCTTGTCTTCTTTGATTTTCCGTGGCGCTGATCCGGGCTTTCCTCTTCATAGGTCAGCAGATCACCGGGCTGGCACTCGAATGTGCTGCAGAGCTTGTCGAGTGTCTCGGGCTTTATGCTTTTCCACAGTCCGTGATAGAGCTCCATGACGAGGTTTGGTCGAATCCCGGTCCTGGTAGAAAGCTCTTTCTGGTTCCAGTCCCGCTGCGCCATCATCTCCCTCAGATGAAGTTTAATCATGCCTATCTCTCCTTCCTTTGTAGTATAAAGATTTTCGGGAAGAGATTGGCATGTAATATTATCATCCGATATTTAATATTAGATTTCGATATCACTCGGTCTTGATAATCGCTTCGTATCCATCTTTTTCAAGCTTCTGCTTCATGGCTGCAGCATTGTCAGCTTTCGCATAGGCACCGACCTGAACATGATAAAGCTTTCCGGATTCCTCCGGCTTCGGTGACGGTGAGGGCTTCGGGGTTTTGGGATCATACTGAGTAAGGTTGAACTTCTTCAGTATGGCTACCAGCTTCGTCACGTATTTGCTGTCAGTGGCATAGCCACCGGCCTTGATCGCCTTGATCTGCTCGACCGCATCGGTCATTTTTTCTATGTCAGGGTATCTTCTCTTTCCTCCGCTCTTGGATCCGATGAAATAGGCAGCCCTGTCATAGATAGAATCCAGGACGCAAGGATACTTCCTGAAATCATCCTTGATATTGACAACCTTGCCGTTGTACTCCTCCCATGTATCGCACTTCACAGAGGATCCGTCCCAGGTGGAATTCTCCCAGTTGTTTCCGGATAGTGTGGCCTTCATGCCGTGAAGGTTGTTCCCCTTCCTTGACACTTCAGATGTCCCGAAACCGGATTCAAGAGCGAACTGGCAGAGCCCGACGCTCGCCAGCATGCCGGTATCTTTCGCGCACTGCTGATAAAGCGGAGCCATCACAGAGATCTTCTGCTCTTCCGTCAGGCCATCCAGCTGCACCGTGGTCAGCGTTTTGGCGTCCACCTTGCCAGTGTGGCTGTAGACCGCTTTACCGCTTCCATCGAAGACTTTATAAGTCACGCCGATCGGAGCCGAATCTGCGGCCTTCTGCGCATTGGAAAGGCCATGGTAAGCGCCAACCTGTCCCACACATTTTCCGGCACTCCATCCTGTCCCGACACGGAAGAACTCTGACTTCTCCTCCGGCTCATCATCGGAAGCTTCCGATCCGAATGCCTTGGCCAGCAGCTCCTTGAATTCTGTCCAGGTATGCTTCGTCGTGTTGTAGACATATGGATTCGGGCAGATCTTTCCGCAGACATCATAGTGCCGGACCACATGGTCGATATCGATGTCGTATTTCTTCATCAGGTATGCCGTCAGCTCCACAGCTCCGGTAACGGTCGCATCCTCGAAGTACCAGTCCTTCGTATTGGCCAGGAGCGGAGGTGTCGTATTCTTCTTCCGGACACACATTTCGATGTTGAGCGAATTGTAATTATTACAGACTCCGAACAGCCTGCCGTTATTCTCGTTCACTCCCACGCTCCAGGCTCCGTCCTTGTCCTCGACAGACTGCCATATTTCTCCGTTGAAGCCGACATAATAGTGTGCGGATGCTCCCCTGTTCCCGCCGGCATAGAATACGCAGTTGTCCTTTGCTCCCCCAAGAGCGCCGACATAGTGAATGACGATATACTGGATCGTGTTCTTCTTCCCCTTCTTATCCACGCGGTTCGGATAGAAGTTATAATTTGAAATCAGTTTATTGATCTTGATAGACATGATGTCACCTCTTTCCCGTAAAGTAGTGTTTGCTGCGCTTCCGGATCCGAAGTCCGGCCAGCCAGAATGCCAGGCAGGCCAACATAAAAAATAGCCGGAAGGCGTCAACCATAACGGCTGCCTTCCGGCGAATTCTCCCGATCATATATCAGTCCTCATCTGTATCGGTTTTCTGCGGAGTCTGCTGAGGATTAAGGTCCTTGGTCAGATTCGTGGTGGTGTTCTTCGTCTCGTTCTTCGTGACCGTAGTCTCGGTGTACTGGGACGCGATGCTGGCCTTGTCGACCGATGCCTCGAGTGCTGCGTAGATCGCTGCGGAAATGACGCCGCAGACGAGGCCGACCGTACTTAGGGTCTCATTGTTTGTAACAATGCCGGCGATGGATCCGGAGATCGATGCCAGGAAAGCGGCCGCCGATGCCAGGAACTTACGAGAATTCAGTTTTTCAAGAAAAGATCTTCCTTCCTTCATTGCTTGTCCTCCTCATTATCGCTTGGAAATAGAAGTGAGCTATCAGCCGATGGATCGTCCGTATGACTTCCATCGAATACACCATTTTTATGATCTACTGCAGACTTGGCCATGTAGACAGCGAACCCGACCACAGCCCCGATGATCGGCGCCGTAAGGGAGTCGAGCATGGAGATATCGTTGAGTCTCCACATCATGACCATTGAAAAGATCACGACAGCCGTAAGCAGGATCATGAGATAGCAGGTGAATTTCTTACCGGTGGTCATTGTCTTCCACCACCTTCCGGCAGATCTTCTGAATCTGCTCTTTCTCTTCTTACCAGTCATGCTTTTCCAGCCTTTCCTTATAGCATGATCTCAGATGTTCACAGGTAGGGCCTGTGATCCCGTTCTCAAATTCTGGGTGAACCGATGTGAAACCAGTATAGTAATTCACATCTGACATGCACTGATCCCATGCATCCTTACTGTGATGTTTTTCTTCCTGCACTTCATCCTCAAATCGAAGAATCCTGACCCTGGCTGTCACAGCGCAGTTCTCATCAAACTTTGCGTCCATGACCTTGACGTTATCGTCGACCTGCTGGACACGCGTCTGAAGTGAATCGACTTTATCTGAAAGCGCTGCTACCTTATGGGACGTATTCAAGACTTCTGAATAGATCTCCGGGTTCTTCATTTTCTTGGTTGATCTCCACTGCCAGAATCCAGTTGATCCGAATATTGTCCCGAATACGCCCAAGGCTGATATTACAATGGCAGTAGTATCCATGGGTTTATCCTCCTCTGCTATCAGAAAGCAAAAGAAAAAGGAGCCTCGCGGCTCCTCGTACTCGTCTGATCAGAGACTTATTTCTTTTCTTCCTGCAATTCAACTGTCTCGATATTCCTAAGGTTGGCCAGATCCGTGGCCTGCTTAAGGATTATCTTGCCCATATTCTGAATGATCTCGTCCTTTTTCTCATTCATATCGATATACATTTCAAGAGCTTCAAGAAGCTCGTCATCCGTCAACATCTTCCTGCTCCGTGTTATGTGTAAGTACGAACTCACTGAATATCTTTTCCCGCAGCGCTTTGCTGTCTGTCTCGTCCAGCATGGCAATGTATGACTGAACCGTCTCATTGGCCTCGTAGAACGACATCTCGCCTATAGCATAGAGATACTGCACCTGCTTCAGCCGGTGCTTCATATGAAGGCTCGTGCTCTTCCTGAGGCGCATGGAATGGGGCTTGATGAAATAACCCACAAACTCCAATCCGCACTCGATTGGCCGGATAGCGGTCTTCTGGTTGAAGTTTAGATGCAGCTTGTCTTCTAGAAATTCCTTCATCTTGAAGTAAGTATCGTGAAGCCGGTCTTTATCATCCATGATGACTACCATATCGTCCATGCATCGGGCATAAAATGGAATCTGAAGATCTCTTTTCACATACTGGTCAAGCGGATCCAGGTATACATTTCCATGCATGTGGGAAAGGCCGCCTCCGATAGCAACGCCCCTGTCCCAAAGCATCTGGTCATCCGATAAAAGGAACGGATTCTTTACACCTCGCGGGATGCCAAAAGGCTGTGATGCATGACAGACATAATGCTCGAGAAAGTCCATCATTCTCCGGTCTGAGATTTTTCTATCATACTGTGTCATCAAGGTTTGTTTGAACAGTCGATAAAAGAATTTCTCACAGTCAGTCTTTAGATATAACCACTGTTTCCCGGAAGCAGCGCAATAATCAATCCATGACGCCACCTTCTGAGCCGCCTTCAGATTTCCTCGCCCAGGGATGCAGGCGTATGTGTCTGTGATCCATCCTTTGCTCAGCTTCGGATTCAGCGCGTTGTAAGCAGACCTCTGAATCACTTTTGTCCGATAGTCGCTGCAGATGACTTTGCGAAGCTTCGGCTCATATACCGGAAACGCATGGTAGGTGTCCGGAGGATAAGATCCACTGTAAAGCTGATCGGATATCTCGTGAAGATTATCTTCCCTGTCCTCCCAGAATGTGAGCTCCTGAGGTAAGAATCTTCTACCGCTTTCAGTATCATGCACGGCGGTGATCAATCCTTCGAAAGAAGCTGTTTCATCAAACACATTCTTGATCACAATGCACTATCCTTTCGGGCATTGCAGCTTTTGCTTCCATAATGGGCTACTCGCGGCATTCCACATCATGATATGGTTTTTTGGCAAGAGCCACGGGGACGCGATCCTTTTGCCACATTGTACTGGGATCAGTCCCTTGAGGCTGAAGCTTCTGACGTATTTCATTTGTGGCAAGAGCGGAGCGGAAGCCGATGTTCCAGTTGACGTTCGAGCGCGGGTTGTTCAGGTTGACGTTGAAGACGCCGGCCGTGGCGCCATTGTTCCAGTTCCCGCCACTGTAGGCCACACGCTGCATCACGTTCCCTTTTTGTGGTCGGACGTTTTATCGGAAGAATACTCTTCTCGAATCATTCCACCAATCTGTTTCCCAATCTCTCCTATCTTTCCAGACCAGATATCGTAGTGCTTCGGAGATAAATATCTCAGATCAAAAGCTAGCCGCACATATTTCTTCAAAACATTGACAGCAACGTCCAATTCTCGAAGCGTAGTTTTCTTCTGGTAGTGCCTTTTCAATTCTTCAAGATTCCAGACAATATCATGCATACACTGCTTAATGTCCACTACCAGCCCATACTTCTCCGCCCGCGGGAACTGTGTAAGCGGTATCTGATATGCGTAAACCATCATATCATGAACGGACCGCTCGATTGGCAACTCTTGATCCATACCTGCTCCTGGATGATATCCTTTTACCACGCGTCAGGACGATATTAACATAAATGGAAATGTATCGGATTTTAATATCACTTTCCGATAGTTAATATCAAAATCCGATAGTGTGGAAAATTTTTATCTCCCGCTATCGCGGGAGATTCAAAAACCAAAGATCAAATTACAATGCACAATAAGCGGAGCGGAAGCCGATGTACCAGCTGACGTACGAGCGCGGGTTGTTCAGGTTGACGTAGAAGACGCCGGCCGAGGCGCCAAAGATCCAGTTCCCGCCACTGAAGGCCACACGCTCTCCGGAAGTATTTACTCCATGGAAGTCTCCTCCATAATCTGCTCCAGGATCATCGGGATAGATCAGCAAGCCTTTAGCAATTTCAGGAGCTGTGACTCCGGATGCGAGTATTGCGCTTGAGTAATCGATCCAGTTTCCTACATCTTTTACGACTGAGCTCGTTCCAAGCTGCAGTTTCCCACCAACAACATCATAGTGGAGTGTTCCCGCTGTACCAGGATCCACAAGTGATCCATCTGGCATGATAGCCTTCCATGCTGTCGAATTAGCACCATGACTGATGTCCGGATCCATGATGTTGGCATCCGGGATAATCTGAATTTCTCCATCTACAATCCTAAATCCAGACTGCCATTCCCATACGTTACCGTTAAGATCAGCGATTCCGTTCTTAGTGTGGTCATGGTACCATGTCTTTGGCCCGGATCCGGTCAGCGTTCTCCCTGTGGTATTTCCATCTTTTGATGCCTCGATGCCATGTTCGTATGCGTAATTTGAATCCGCTCCATGATTGTTATTTCCATGAGGCATCGTTCCATTTGCTCTCGTCCAAAGCGCGATTGCGGACCAGAGTGAATACGGGCTGAGTCCCCAGCCCCGTCCCTTATTTCTGCAATACCTTAATGCCGCATCGTTATTCAGATTCACAGCCGGATCTCTCAAAGGCAGCGAATATGCGCGATCATTGACCACGATATTCTGGTACTTTGAGTAGTACATCACGTTCTTCTCAACGGAATTAACAATAAATCCCGGATGAGTATTCTGAGAACCGCCCTTGATCAGGTCAGAATACTTCATTTTCGGAATCGGAACCATAACAGACGGCATCCCGACATCATCGAAGATGACGGTGTTCTCCCCGCCGGACACAGCCTCAACTGCAAGTTTGAAATCATCCATGTTCGGAATAGCCATATTCTTAGTCCTCCTTTGCCCACAGGGTCAGAATGCAGCGTGAAATATCAAAAGGAACCGCTTCCCTGGTCATGATCGTCTTCTGGCTTGTCTCGTCATCCGGATCATAGTCGGGGTTGTCGATCTCCTTATCGACGTACTGACGAGCCGGGATGAAGATCTGCGCTCTGTACAGGTCGGCTCCGGTTGCCGCGATCAGTCCGCCGGACATGTCCTGGCAGATGTCGATCAGGATGTCATAATCCCGCTCTTTTCTCTTGAGGTTGATCATGATCTCGTCATCGTTGAAGCTGACCATATTGCCTTCCTGGTAAAAATCAAGGAATCCGTCGCCGTCCTCCGGCTGGTACTTGACCTGAATCTCCTTAGCCATATCAATCCCTCCTCTGCGAATCTAATGCTTCTCTGTTCCTTGCAGCGATGATTTCCACCGCCTCTCTCATGGCAGGATCACTGTGGTCAAAATCGAAGGAATTTGCCACGCGCTCCTCATCCTGCCGACGCTCATCGCTCTTAATGATTACATTTGCCATCAGAATCCTCCTCTGACATACAGCTTCACGGTCGCGGTCTTCGCGGATCCGCTGAAGTGTACCTTGAATCCATTGTTCAGCTTGTCATAGATCTGGACATCTCCAGCAGAGCAGCCGGGATCTCCGATTACGGACTCGACCTCCACATTGACTGTGTAGGAATTCTTGTTCCGCAGCTTGTCCAGCTGAACCGTAACGACAGAGTTGTTGAAGGGATAGACATATCCGTTATTCAGCGTTACCTCATGGATTTCCGCATCCAGACCGCCGATCTCCTGTTCATTGAGCCTGGAGGACCGCAGCGCTTCCTCGGCCACCATAAGGGCTTCAAAAATTCCGAGGTCCATGTTATTGAAGTTGGCTTCCTTCTGCGGAGTGCCTTCTTCTTCGATTCTTCCAGGAGACTTCTGGATATCGTAGGTTCCGTCTCCATTGTTGACGAGTGTGACGCGGTGCGGATGCTCCACCTGTCTGTCTTTCCAATTTATCAGGGTCCTCATGATTTCTCCTCCTGTTCCGTGACACCGACTCGGATCACATAGGCGAAGCCAACAGAGACGTCAGACATCTTCAGAGATACGAACTTGTCATACCAAGTCTGATTGTCCTGGTCGATCAGCTGCACCCTCGTAACGGTGCCAGTGGAGTCGGGTTCAATCATGAATTTGATCTTCACAGTCGTTCCCGAAATCGTGACACTTTCAAGAGGTTCCTCATACCAGGTGCTACCCAGCAGGAACCTTGCGTGATCCACACGCCGTTTGATGTAGGCGCACAGGTCCGAAAGTGCACTGGAAGTTAACAGTGCCATTTCAGTAGTCCTCCTCTCCACAGTAATTAACATCGGTTGCATATATTGTCTCAGAGGCGCTTATGCCAGCACCGCTGTCCTCTGATTCGAGGCCGCGAGATGTGATGGGGAATGTGCCGGCGTCGATCTCTCCTGCCGGTATGAACTTCAATGCAAGCGCATCATCGCCTATGCCAAGCTCCACGTCCATCAAGCCAAGGCTCAGCCCATGAGCGATGTCGGGATAGGTGCCGGCGTCGATCTCTCCTGCCGGTATGAACTTCAATGCAAGCGCATCATCGCCTATGCCAAGCTCCACGTCCATCAAGCCAAGGCTCAGCCCATGAGCGATGTCGGGATAGGTGCCGCACATACGGAAGGACATCTTCCATGGAGTCTGACCAACCGTTATGCAGATCTTCGTGTCCGATCGGACGCCAAGTGCGCAGGTCAGATGGCTCTGCTTGATGTCATAGATCAGCTTCTGGACCGCTGTGACATCTGCATCGTCATCAAGGATATCGATCTCGAATGTGTTCTTGGCCACGTTCTCGATCAGCTCCACCTTGGTTCCGGTCACCACTGCGATCAGCTGGCAGATACGCACCGGGTTCATAGGTCTGCGGTAGTTCAGTTTCTGAATAAGCTGATTTCGCCGCTGCTGAATCGTAAGGCTTCGGTTGTGCGGAATGTTATACTGATCTTCCCAGTACTCGATCGTCCATGTGCAGGTCTCAGGAAAGGCTTCCTTGACCAGCTCATCCACGATATCCTCTGCCTTCGACAACGGCCTTCCTATGACCTCCATGATCCATTTCATGACATAGGAGTCATCGTAGATCGGGGAGATCATTTCCATCATTTCCTTGGCAGCTCGTCTGGTAGGGAAATGCTCAAGGTCTATATCCATATCAGATCACCACCTTCGTCAGGACAGCAGACTTCGTTTTCGGATACTGGATATTTGTAACCGGAATGTTCTGATAAGCGCCATTCAGCTTGAGGTGCTTTAGGTCATTCACGCCAGGAACGCGCTGAAGGACTGCGAAGACAGCGGAAAGCTTGACCTCTCCGTCATCTCCAACCGTCTTATAGAATTCTTCGAGAGCTTCGATGAAGGATTCCGTCACAGCATCGATCTCATATCCGTCTTCAAGCTCAACCTCTGCGGTATAGGAGATCTCTACCAGCTCCGGAGATGACACAATCAGGATGCAGTCCGGAGGGGCCAGTCGCTCAGCGCCGTTGTCTGGCCGCATGATGTGGTCATAGACCGCCTGACAGAGCTCATCAGAAGCTATCGCCCCGCTTGAACTTGTCAGCACGATCCGTACTCTCCCGGATCCGTCCTCATATGGAGCTATTGTGGCATGGCCTACGCCAGGAACTTCCTCTGCCCAGCGTTTATAGTCTGCATTGTTGCCGACAAAGGAAAGCTCCTGCTTTGCATCAGTGGAAATTATCCTCTCTCTGAAATCATCATCAGACTCCACGTCAGTTCCATCTGTTACAGCAGAAGGATTCGTAATGCTCGTAATGGCATCGACCGGCTCATCAAGCAGGACGATGGTTCCCTTATTCACATTGGCCTCGGATCCGGCCACTTCAGCGGTCACTGAGATCGTTTCTGTTCCTGTTTCCCCGATGACCGTAAGATCATCAGCCAGGAAGTTGATGGACTCACTCTCATCGGTAGCTTCCGTGCAAAAGATGGTGCCCGCTTCGATGATTGTTCCGGGCTCTCCGGTCACCTGCAGCACTGTGGTCGCTTTTCCTGCCGGCTTTCTTGTCAGCTGTGCCCGCGCTCCGAGGTAATCAAGGAACTGTCCCCATGACCACTTGGTGAACATCAGCTTGATAGCCTCAGGAATATAGAACTCAAGGAGTTGCGCGGCCAGAGTGGCTGACGGCCTCGTGAAGTCCCACGGCCATCCTCCCTGTGACTTGTCGATATCATCCGGAAGCTCGTCCATCATCTGTGCATGGAGCGTATCCACATCGCAGTTCTGAAGAAAATCCGGTAACTCGAAATCATATTCTGCCATGCGATCACCTCCTTATGGCTTGACTTCAACAGTGAGCCCTACGTCTTCATCCCATGGCTTCCCCTTCACGGCAAAGGTGACAAACAGCTGATCACCGTCACGTTCAAAGGAGAAGTCCCTGACATACTCCGTCCGCGGATCCACCATCAAAGCTTCTGTAATAGTCTTTTCAATCTCGTTTTCTATCCTGTCGTTGTTGTCATACTGCATGATCCCGTCGAATTCCGTGCCATAGTCGCTGTCATAGGCCAGGCAGGACATTCTCTCAGAACTGATAGCCTTGAGCACCCAGTCGATAAATGCCTCATGGCCGGACGAGATCACCATCTTTCCGGTTCCATCCCGGACAAAATCGCCTTTCTCCCAGTCCCATTTGACGGATTCTTTGTAGATCTCATCCTCCTCTTCGTCAGATGGAATCTCAGGGAGGTCGAATGTTGGAAAAAGCTGATCCATATCTCACCCTCCATTAAGCAAATTTCGTAACCACGTCGATGATGACCGGAGAAGATTCGACCCACGCGACCAGCACACGCGTCCCTGGTTTCAGCTTCGGGTAATAAATGGTGTGGCTGTGCGCATCCGGGCCGTTGGCGCTCCTCGTCGTTCCCATCTTTTCCCCGGATATATGCCGGAGAACATGATAGTCGGACTTCGGAATTTTCCTCGTGAACTTGTTCAGCGAAAGGCTGTAATCCTTATTGATCACGCCATAATCAAGATCGGACGGCCGAGGTGCATTGCTGCCTTCCTCCCTTGCCCGGTCGCTCAGCACCTTCGCCAAATGCGAGATGCCAGGAGATCCCTTATTTGCCATGGTCATCCTCCTCTTAAATCTGGCTTTCTTTCTTTACGGAAATCGTCATCTTCCCGGCATCCGCATCGTGATTGATGTCAGTCACGATATAGAGTCCGTTCAGTGATCCGACCTTCAGATAAACCTCATCACCTTTCCGCATCGGGGGGACATCGGGAGATTCGACCTTGCTGGTCTCTTCCGGCTTATCCTTGATCATCTCTTTGGCTTCCTTCTTTGCCTCGCTCATCTTCTCGTTCTTGTTATGAGTGACGAGCTTCTGGAAGGTTCCGAACTTGGTATCGCCTTTCACTACGGCCTGCACCTTCGGCGCCTTCTTCTTGTCAGATGTGGACATGATCTTCACCTTCGTGACCAGATTGGTTGCCGATAAAGTATGCTGTGATGATATGCTGTTGTCCCCTGTGAGCATCCAGATCGGATCGTTCTTCCCAAGCTTCACGACAGACACCTTTCCTGTCGGAGTGGTCCGCAGGATGGATTTTCCACCGCCCTTCTCTTTGGCCTCCTTGAGGATGGCCAGGATGATGTCTGAGATTGACTTGTTCTGGAATTTCACTTTCCCGTGTGTGACATTCGGCCCTTTGTACTCGCCGATCGTAAGCCCCCACTCCTTGAGGACATCTTTGATCAGCGATTTCGTGCCTTTCCCTTTCGATTTGTAGTAGTCTTCGTTTGACTTCTGCAGTGGGAAAAGGCAGTCATAGGCAAGGATCTGATATGTCTCAGCGGTCTTGCTGGATGCCTCGACTGCCTGATAGATGATCGATGTGGCGACTGTCTGGAAGCCTCCTGACCAGTCTGCCTGGATGATCGCCCGGCAGCCGAGTTTCACGATCTGTGATAGTTTTTTCCCGTTATGGGTGACATTAAGAAGGGTGAATGTCACCTTCATAGCCAGTTCCTTTTCGGATTCGCTCCATCCAAGATCCTTGACCGCATTCGTGACATTCACCTGTGTTCCCGATGCCGTATAGACGATGACCTTGTATCTGACTTTTCTCTCGTCAATCTCCATTGGCCATCCCCCTTACTTGCTCGGAATGCGAAGATGATCACCCGGCCAGATCATGTTCGGGCCGCCGTGATGTTTGTTGATGGTTGCTTTGTTTAGGTTGTAAATCTCCTTGTATCGTGCCCCATTTCCAAGATATTTCTGTGCCAGAGCCCACAGGCAGTCACCGCTCTTGACCGTAACAGTGATGGTCTTCCCGTTGTTACTGTCCGCCTTCTTCTTTTTCTTCTTTGGGCTCGGACGCTTCTTTCCCTGATTGGGTTTCGGTTTTTTCTTTTTGGAAGGCTGATAGGTATATATCTTGATATCCCGGGCTTCCGTGAAGCTTATGGAGTAGAAGAAATCCCCATGGCCTCCCTTATAGTCTCCGTTGAATTTTGAGATATATACATCGCTATTGATCACCGTGTTCGTGATCAGGAGATTGCACTTGGTGCCCTTGTCTCTGATATTCCGAAGAGAATTGATCAGGGTCTTGGGCTCTGTGAATTCTCCGACATAGACGGCATCCTTTCTCTTCTTCCCCGGAAACATGGCATTGTTCCAGGAAATTTCTTCAAGGCTGCTTCCCCTGGGCAGCTTAACGTCGCCCAGGTTGATGATCGAGTATGTCATGAACTTGCCATCGCCAGAGAGGTGTACTTTCTCGGGAAGCATCGGAAAGACGATCTCTTCCCCGCCTTCCGGCCTAAGATAGATAGCTGTAGCCATTATCCCGCCTCCTCTGTCGGCATATTTTCAAAGATGCTCTTGAGCTTCAGCGCAATCTCGTCTCCCACATCGTCGGCATATTCTCTGATGTGAGCCTTGAGGACTGCCTGAATCGATTCCGGATCCGATCCGCTGCCGTCGATCCTGATCGTCGGGTTCATGCTGACGCTGACCGATACGGTACTGCCGGAAGCTCCTCCTCCGGATGATGCTCCTCCTCCATTCGTGGATGGAAGATCTCCGCTGCCTTCTTCCGAGGCTGGCCGTCCGTAAACATCCCAGACGGTCGAGCTGGAAGAAGATTTTCCTCCGACCGCTCCTCCGTCCGCGAAGGCTGCAGCAGGAGTCAGCGGATAGACTCCGAGATCTTCTCCGGCCTGCTTCCAGAGTTCGATGCCTCTGTCTCTTCTTCCCGGAACTGTTGGAATGACATATTCCAGGCCTTCCTCACCGCCGAGGAAGAATTCCGGTCCGTTGAGACCGATTTCACCGCCGGAAGCCCTCGCGGTTACGGAAGCCGTCACCGTTCCGGATCCGGATGCATCACCATCGCCCTCAGAGCTCGCGTGGTGCCCGTACACGTCCCATACGGTAGAGCTTGAGGAAGACTTTCCCCCAATCGCTCCTCCGTCTGCAAAGGCCGCTGTGGGCACGATAGGATATACTCCAAGGTCTTCGCCGGCCTGTTTCCACAGCTCGATGCCTCTGTCTCTTCTTCCCGGAACTGTCGGAATGACATATTCCAGACCTTCTTCGCCGCCGAGGAAGAACTCAGGACCATTCATACCGATCTCGCCACCGGTTGCCTTCGCAGTGACGGAAGCCGTCACCGTTCCGGATCCGGATGCATCACCTCCAAGGGAAATAGATGCGGTCGGATTCGTTATGGAGTAGCTCAATGTGATCCTGACTGGTGCCGTGGTGCTGAAGCCGGCTGAGAAGATGCTGTCGATCTGGCCGTCAGTTTCAGAGTAGATAGCATCAGCATTGTTGGTCTGAGTCAGGGTGACGTCCGTCTCTCCGTCTGTCGTGAACCCGGCATCATAAGCCGCATCCACATCAGCCTGCGTTTCTGCGACTGCCCCGGACGTATCGGTCTCAGCGTCTGTGATGTTCGCCTCTGCGGTTCCATCAACCTGGACCGTAGGAGTAGCCCCATCTGCCGTAGCATCGACTGTATCCGGCATCCCAGTGACCGTGACTTCACCTTCCGGAGTGACCGTAAGAGTCGCTCCTGCGGTGATCTCAATTCCGCTGGTGTCCACGCCGGCATTCTGAAGCGCCTGAGTGACGGAATCCGCAGCGACCTGTGTGTCTCCGACCTGAATGGTCAGGCCATCGACTGTCAGATCCTGTGTGGATCCTGACTCATCCAATGTTGACTGGATGCTCGTGCTGATATCTGTGAGGATCTGAGGGATATTCGAGTCATCAACTTCAAGGTCTTCGACTTTCGCCTTGACCCCATCGATGCCAAGCTCTTCATCAGATGCCCCCTGTGCCAAAGCCAGCTGAAGGGCATTCATCATGTCCTCGCCATAATCTCCGTTCTGGACTGCCTGGATCAGCGCCTGATCTCCGGATCCGGCGATCGTGTTGGCCAGGAGCTGAGCGCCTGCCGTATAATCTCCCGATGCAGCAGCTACTTCCAGAGCGCTGTTATAAGTGTCTCTGAGCGTGTCAGGCACTTTTCCGTAATCCTCCAGATATCCCATGAGGGAGTCCCTCATATCGGAGACCTGTCCGGAGAAGTACTGGTCATACATGGACTTGAGGCCCTTGTCCGCTTTGTCATTCACGAACATGCTCGCTGCTCCGACTGTATTCTGAGTACCTCTCAGATAATCCAGAGCGTCCTGTCCGAACTGAGCATTGCCCATCGTCTGCTGTGTCCAGCCTCCGACCTCATCGCTGTATGCGCCTGAAAGAGTATTTGCCTGGAACTGCATGATATTCGCATTCTCACGGTCTTTTTCGAACTGGATCGCACGTCTCCATTCTTCGGCGACGTCATCATAGTTCAGGCCGATCGATGCAAGCCGGCTCGTGCCGTTCTTGTCATACTCTCCTGCCGCATTGACCGGAGTGTCCCATGCAGCCAGCTGTTCATAAAATGCCTCGGACATCTGGTCGAGTTCTCCGGATCTTGCCTGCCTCCGCTTCTCAAGGTCATCAGACAGCTGCTCGTAGGCACCAGAGGTAAGCTCTTCGCCTGTGAGGTTGCCGTAATTGTCCCTGAGAACCTGCCACTGCGCCGTCTCCTGGAAGCCGGCCCACTGGCTCATGATGTTGTTGATCTTCTCTTGCAATTCATGGATATGCTTCTGCTCATCCACGCCCAGGACACCATCTGACAATGCCGCATCCACAGCATTGGTCAGCTGATCAGACAGGCCATTCATCTTGATCGTATCCTGCATGGTCCAATCCTGGATTGCTGCGGAGAGCGTCTTCCCGGTCTTGGAATCTCCAAGGACTGTATCGACCATGATGTTCGCGGTATAGGTCTGTTTCTCCAGTTCGCTGGTTATGCTGCTCACATAAGAATCAATGTTGCTGATATAGGAAGTCGTATCGTCTGTGGTCAGCGTACATCCAGCATTGGCCTTGAATTCGATCTGCGCGTTCGATTCAAGAGCATCCTCTGCCTGCTGTTTGAGCGAGTCGATATTCTTGAGTTCCCCGAGAACCGTATCAACATTGACTGTCCACTGTGCATCGATGATCTGATCCGCAATGGCCTGGCTCTGCTCATTGGTCAGTGTGAGATCTCCGAAGTGTTCGCTCAAACTGGTCTGAATCTGTTTTTCGTTATAGGCATCAATAGCAAAATTGATCAGCCCTATCGCCGTGGCTGCGGCCGTGATCGGCCATACGGCCTTTCCAGCTATTGTCGTGAAATCTCCCAGGAACGTCCCGGCAGTTCCGAAGTTCTGAAGCGACGTGCTGAGCTGTCCAATCTTTCCGGCCATTCCGGCGATCGCTTCGCCTCCGATCCCGATTGCTCCCAGGCTGAGCCATGATGTCAGACCTCCCTCTTCACCTCCCGGAAGGAGTTTGAAGGCAGAGCTGAACAGATTCCCGATGATTCCCGAGATTGTCGTTGCACCCTTCTCATTGGCCCACTGTGTAAGCGGATCCGCGATGAGAGTATCCCAGGCGATATTTACCTTTCCGAGGAAATCTGCATCATTCCATGCGGATGTCCTCTTCATTTGCTCAATATCGTCATTGAAGCCGTCAAAGAAGTTGGCAACGAAATCGCCAAGCTTCGGAAGCTGATCTGTAATGGAATCCACAAAGGACCGCACTACCGGCTCCATTCCTTCACCGAAGTTATCTTTGACACCTTCCAAAGCGGACTGCATCAGCGTGACAGAACCGGCCAGATTGTCGATCATTGTATCGGCCATAGCCTGAGATGATCCGTCAGCGCCATCGATTGCCGCCGACAGTTTATCCCAGTCCTCCTCGGATGCATTGATGATCGCCAGGGCGCCGGCCATAGCCTGTTTCCCGAAGATCGCGCTTGCGGCCGCAGTCTGTTCCGATTCGGACAATCCTCCGAGTGAATCTCTCATGTTCTCCATGACACCCATGAGAGATTTCTGCTTTCCTTCTCCGTCCTTCAGAGAAATTCCATACTTCTCCATGGCCTCTGCCTCTGTCTTGGTGGGTGAAACCATATTGGTGATCATTCGCCTGAGGGAAGTACCGGCCATAGAAGATTTGACGCCGGAATTTGCCATGATGCCAAGTGCCTGAGATACATCCTCGATGGAGTAGTTCATAGCACCGGCCAGAGGAGCGACATACCGGAAGGATTCGCCCATCATGGATACGTTCGTGTTCGCGTTGCTGGCCGTCGCAGCCATAACATCGGCAAAGTGAGTAGAATCACCTGCCTTAAGGCCAAAGGCCGTCAGAGCGTCTGTTACGATGTCTGATGTGGTGCCCAGATTCTCTCCAGATGCGGCAGCCAGGTTCATGATGCCGGTAATACCACCAAGCATATCGTCTGTTTTCCAGCCTGCCATGGCCATGTATTTGAAGGCTTCAGCCGACTCCGTTGCGGTGAACTTTGTCGTTGCGCCCATGTACTTGGCTTTTTCTGTCAGCTGATCAAGCTGTTCCCCTGTCGCTCCGGATATTGCGGAGACTTCGGACATTCCTGCCTCAAATCCTGCATAGGTCTGCAGAGCATCGGTTGCGCCGAGGGTAACGCCAGCAGCGCCCATAAGCGCCGCAGCTCCTCCCTTGGTCTTATCGACTGCTCCGGAGAATGTGCTGTCAGCATTTTCTCCGGCCTTGACCATGATGGTGACAACCTTCCCATTCAGTTCATCGGCCTTCGCACTGACCGCATCCAGCTTATCGGTCGCCGCATCATTGGCATCGATATAGATTGTTGATTCCGTTCCGTCGAGGTCGCTTGCGGTGTCCCCAGCGTCATGAAAGATCTGCGTGGCCGCATCATCTGCCTCGATATACATGGTCGATTCCGTGCCATCGAGGTCAGACGCAGCATCGCCAACATCCTCAATCTGGGAGGATGCCGCATCGTCCGCATCGAGAGATACATCAGATGTGGTCCCGTCAAGAGTGTTGGCCGCATCGCTTACGTTGTTGATGGTATTGATTGCTGAATCGTCGGCAGATATGTCCACATCGGCAGTATCTCCTCCGATCTTGGCAAGTGCATCCTCTACGGACGCTATTTTCGGAGTAGCCTGGTCATTCACAGAGATGCCGATCTCATAATTGCCCATCATCTTCTGCAGCATAGAACTGACCTGGCTGAACTGTTTCTCCATAGAGGAGACCTTACGGTTGATCGCAGCTATCCCAGCCCCAGTCTTATCCTGGAGAGATACAGGTATTTTTATTTCAACTGTCTCTGCCATGGCCTTCCTCCTATCCTCTGGAATTTCGTTTCTCTTCTTCCGCTTCAAGCACGATCTGCATGGACTGCAGCATGAATTCCTGTGCCCACTGCGGTTTAGTCAGAAACTCGTCAGGCGGGATATGATGGCGCTGAAAGATGATGTGCATCAGCGTCCCTACCCCGCCTGCGTGAATTAGTTTTTTACGATTTTAGATGTGTCCAGGTCATACCCGGAAACTTCGTTGATGGCAACGATCGCTCTGTAGACATCTCCGGACTGAAGCATTGCCGATACCAGCATCGGGCCCGAAAGGACGTTGTAGTAGTTCCACAGGCTCCTGTCGCTCCAGATCTTCTTTCGGTCTTCCTCAACGGTAGCCCGGAAGATCAGATCACACTCATACTCAGCCTGGTTGAAGTTCGCAGCATCCCTCACTGAGAGTCCGGTCTGACGGTTCTTGATCAGCGGCATATGGTCATTTCTGACCTGCTGTGCCTCTTCTCTGCTCAGAGGACGGACACGGAAGGAGAACAGGACATACGGCTCTCCCTTCTCGTTCTCACGGATGACAGGAACCTCTTTCCACTGGGACGGATCATTGCGGAAGTTTCCTGCCTGCTTCAGTCTTGCAAGCAGATCCGGCTCAGCCTTGCGGATTTCCTCGTTCTGCTGTTCCTCGGTAAGCTCTGTATCAATTTCAGTTACGATGTTTTTTTCGGAATTCGCCATTTTTGTTTCCTCTCATGCAAAAACAGGGCCCTGTGAATGCTCACAGGGCCGCATTGGATGTATGATTCAGTTTTCCCCGGATCAATACTTGATCTTGGAGGCCAGTCTCACACGTCCGTTGACGTAGAGGCTCCATGCCCTCTGGATCAGGGATCCGGACTGCACGTTCTGCAGATCCTGGTTGCCGCTCGGAACGACATACGGATAGATGAATCTCTCCGAAGAGCCATTCGGCTGTGTCGGATCCTCACCGCCGGCGCCGTAGATGGTGCCGATGAAGTTCCATTCCGGCATCAGGCCCTTGGACATCCACTTCATCAGGTCGCTGATGAAGAGATCATCGCGGACAACCCACTCGGTGAACTCAAGGGTCTGGCCATGAGAGGTGTAGATCTCCATCTCATGGTCCGTACCAAGAGGCAGATACTTCTGGTTCGTGACATTCACGACAGCCTTATAAGACTCCATGGATGCCAGGAGCGTTCCATCTCCTCTGTACAGCACACCGTCCTTTCCGGACAGGATACGGCGAGAAGATGCAATATCAGCAGTATTTCTAATAGCCATGATTCAATCCTCCTCCTTTTATTCTGCGCTGACTGTCGGCGGTGCGAAGCGCAGCTGATAGGTCAGATAGATGCGCTCCATGGAGTCGGCATCATCAACACCGATCTGGAACCATGCGCTGTCTCCGGCCGGCGGGTTGTTCGGATCGAGGATAACGGTAGCGCCGTCCAGGAGCTTGTGCTCCCCGACCATCGCATCGGTGACACGCAGGATTGCTGCGATAACGGCCGCTCTTCCGTCATCATCGTTGTCGATCTTCGCTCTGATCGGCTCAATGGTCCGGTCGATACGGTCGAACATCTCGAAGCGCTCCTTGACGCGGCGGATCTTCTTCCAGCCTTCGTCCTCGTTCGCAGCCGGGTTGGTCAGAGTATTGATGCCCTTCTCAATGACGATCTGCTTATTCTTGTTCTTCGTGATCAGCAGAGCACCAGCTTTCAGTGCCTTAACGATCTGGGCATTGGTGAGATGCTCAGAAAGCTCAACAGCACCAGTAATGGACGTGTTGGTCAGAGAAACATTGGACGCACCGGCACAGATCATGCCGCCGACTCTTGCTGCGCCGAGGTAGCCTTCGTAGTTCTTTCCGTCTGCATCGATCCATGCATCAAACAGGAAGTGGATCTTCGCGTCATTGTAGGACTTGCAGAGGGCGATACGGGTATCGAAGTCCTCGGTGGAATGAGTTCCGAAGATGGCCATCGGATACTTGCCATCCTGATACATTCTGTCAACGAATGCCTGAAGGGTAGCCGCAACAGAGGTCTCCTCGCTGTCGGTGACCAGCATATCGAAATCCTGGTCCTCGCAGGCATTGGCTGCAGTAGAATATGCAGTCGCATTGACGGTCGGATCCACGCCGCCGGTCAGAGCGACCTGGTTGATGGTGGCAAGCGTTCCGTCTCCTGCGGAAACCTTGGAAGCGACAACGTATTTGCTCTTCGCCAGAGCGGCGACAGCTCCGTCCGCTTCCTTCTTGTCGATCGCGATCATGAAGGACTCAAGAAGAACAGTGTCTTCATAGATGTTGATCTCCCTGATCGTGTCATCGTAGATGGAAGGCTTTACGGATACGGAAAGCTTTCTGGCGCCCGGATACTTTGCGGTCAGCTTGACCGCATCAGCCTTGGCTCCGTCCTGAAGTGTGAGGGTTCCGTTCTCTCCACCGCTGCCGACACGGCAGACGATGATGTTCTGGACGCCCGCATTGAGAAGCTCGGTCAGGACTTCTGCTCCGGTTCCGGAGCCGATGACCTCACCGATCGCGCCGGGGGACTCGATCTCGACAGCCTTATTCGGCTCGCCCCAGTTGCCCTTTACCAGAGCAAGAGCAATGCCGGCTTCAGCTCCGGCAGCCTGCGGCTCTCCGGAGTTTTCATACCTCTTGTAAACTCCTGAACGCTCTTTCTGCTCACCAGATAAAAAAAATTCAGACATTGGTCCACCTCCTTACATTCCAAGGAACTTCTTGATAACGTCCTCAGCCTCCGGTACCGTTGCCTGCTTGACGCCTGCAACACGAAGAGCCGCGGTTACGATGTCCTGTGTGTACTTTCCCTTGAAAGCCTTATCCGCTCCGGCCGCAAGCTCTTCTGCGGCATAGATCGGCTCGGTTTTCGGTTCCGCAGTCTTTGCTGCGGGCTCAAACTTCTTATCAGCCATGTCTTTCTCCTTTACGTATTGAGATCTCTATGGATATTGATTAACGGTGTCCCATGTGCCACATGCCTCGGAAGGGTGTACTGAAGCACCGTAGCTACCTGCCCGGTGACGATCGGGTCCGCGATGAAGTTGCTGGCCACGCGGTTGACCATCATCGGACTGTGGTCTGACATCCAAATTCGGGATACAAGCTGCATCTCCTGCTGGATGGAGATCGTGTACTTCAGCCTTACGGCTGCCGTAGGGCACAGGATATGGACGCTGATCATCGCATTCATGAAAGCAATCGAGTAGATCTGCTGTGAACATTCCTCGGCATTAAGCCGGCAGTAGATCAGCGGCTTTTCGTCGGATGCGGTGAATCGTGGTTCGAAGGTATCCAGACCATATACAAGAGCCGTAGGAACAATCCGCTTGATGAAGCGGTTGACCGCATCGACCGGATCCGGGTCAGATGATGTCTGATCCGAGTATTCGTAGATATCGAATAACACCTGGTCCATGAGCACCCGCTCGCCCTTGTCCCCTCGGCCCTCTGCCTTCGGCACTTCGAAAGCATCCGTCCTGTTCCATCCGAAGATGAAAGCGGATGTCTGTTCTTCCGGAGTAAGCACCAGATACCTCATCGTCTCCTTGAGCAGAGAGACGATTTCCTCAGGATGAGTCCCCGCGCTATCGCAGTAGACGCGCATTGTCATGACGCCTGCTGTGTTCCGCTTGTTGTCAGCCTGTTTGGTAATCGTGTAGGCGATACGGGGGTACTGGTTTTTGAACCAGTCCGGCTCCGTATCGTCTGGCGCGATTCCGAAAAAAATGGCCGGGGCTCCATTGTATTTGGACAGCTTACCGGCCAGTGTTTCATTGCTTACGAGCTGATCTCGGATCAAAGATTCAAGGCTCATTCTGGGCCTCCTCTTCTTTGATGGTGACCAGGTCACCGGACCATCTCAGCTCCTCCCATGCTCCGTTCTGCACTTCCTCAGGCAGAATGAAGAAATGGTTCATTACGTTTGCTATGACAGGATGAAAGACAACGGTTATGCTCCGGTCGCTCACATAGGTGACGATCCCGGCCCTTCCCTCAGTCCATCCTGTCTTCTTGGCGTAGATAACATCACCCACGCTGATCTGCTCAGTGTCAAAGACCTGAGTCTTGGAATCGACCAGTAAAGCCATGTCTCTCTCCTTCAGTTGTAAGGTTCGTTGAATATATCCCGGATCTTCGGCATGGCAGCATCAATGATCCGCTGCCGGAAGGGCCTCGCGGCCATCTTGCTCGTGCCGTTCTCAAGATATCCAGCGTAGTTCATCTCGGACGTGATACCGATCACGGAAGAATCCATGATCATCGTCCAGTTTCGCCTCAGGTCGCCGGTTCTCACGCCAGGTGGGCTTCCGGGAGGAGATGGGCTCGGATTTGCCAGGACATGCAATTCCTGGTTCCGAAGCTCATTGGTCGCCCTGGGGCATCTCTGCTTGACCTCGTTCTCTACCCTTTCCAGTACGATATGTACTGCTCCGGATATGTCAGCCATCAGATCACCTCCTCAGTCGACGTCGCTGCGCTCCTGGATATAGTAGATGGTCACCATCCCAAGTTCGCTTACGTCATCGACTCCCTGAACCAGAAAAACCCTCTCATCATGCATCAGTTCATCGCCGGCCTTGGCCTTAGCCGTTCCCTTCTGCACGATCTTGTGCGTGATCGGATGCTGGTTCTGTGACCACCGGAACTCTTCCTCTGTGGAAGCGTCCGACAATACTCCCCTGATGATGTCCCCGGTCTTGGTGAATTCTGACCTTACGCGGCCATCTGCTGTAAACTTCCCGGATCTTCTGCAGACCTCGAAGTCCTTCAGCATATTTCCAGGCCGGAGAAACAGCCTTCCGTTCATCCGCATCATATATCCTGACCCTCCGCTTCCTCGTGGCTCATCATGCCGTTGTAGAAGTACGGCGGCGTGATGGCGTCTGTCTCAGGATTCTGCACAAGCTTTCCGATAGCGGAAGCTGAAGCGGCGGTGCTGGCAAGCTCCTTCTTCAGCTTCTCGTACATATCTTTCCAAAGCTTGGCGCGTCCTTCGAAAGACCAGGACACGGGGCCGTCCTTGGTGTCGGGCTCGTAGGCAAAGCGGCGCGTGATCGACTCGAGGCAATGAAGCTTCGCTTCCAGCCATACCCTCTTGGTATTGACCTTCGGTGGAATCATTGCTGAGATCTCTTCATCGCACAGCGCACAGGTGTCTTCCTTGCCTTCCACCATGGTATCGCCCAGTTCGAATCGCATGAGGTCGAGGCCATAGACCAGTTTCCCATCAGCGTCCTTCAGATTCGCCGGTGTATAGGAATAGGTTCCTGCCATCAGGCGTCACCTGCTTCCACTGCCTCCGCTTTCGCCTTTCCCGCAAGCTCGGATCCGCGTTTGCGTACTGCTGATTTGATGGTCTTGTTCCCTTCGCAGAGATCAAGGACGATCAAGGTATCGTTGTCCGCGGTCTTCACAGCCTCAACGGCGTCTGCCTGACTCAGCTGCATGATGCGGACGGCTTCAGCGATACCGCTCTGCGCCACGGAGACCGTCTCTGTGCCGTTTTCACGGATTACCGGAAGAGTTATAAGCCCTTCCGGTGAAATGCTCTCTGCGGGCGCTCCAGAGGCTCCTGTGATCTTGACCAGATAACCTGACGATACGAGTTCGGGTGATTTCACCTCCGCATCATCGATCAGCTCGCCGATCTTCCTGCGTCTGCCGCCAATGTTAAGCGGCAACTTCACTGCATACATTGGCTCTCCTCCTTCTCCGGCTTATTTCACGCATCCGCTGAGATAGATGCAGAGATCATCGCAGGTCTTCTTCATCGACGTGGACATCAGTCCTTCGACGAATTCGGAATGGGTTCCCTTCTCGCCTTCGAAGGCATCGGTTGCCATGTATGCTCCATTGCCGAGCATATCCCAGGTGATGATGTAGCCTGCGGACGGTTCCTCAAGAGACGGATTTGCCGGTGCGTAGGTCAGCATTGCATCCTTCGCATTGAAGGTGAACTGCATGTTCGCCTTCTGGCCGAGGTTTGCAGTGTTCTGGGTCGCATAGAGGACCTTGACCTGATCGATGCCAAGGACGGCAGCGATGACCTGCTCATTGACCAGTGCCGGGTTCGGAGTGGACCCTCCGGAGACAACACGGTTGAGGAACTGCGGATGGTTCTTCATGGCAACGTAAGTGTCATAGCCAAGCGTCAGTCTGTTCGGAAGGCGTCTTCCGCTCAGAAGCATATCCCTCTTGTAATCGTCGAAGAGTCCGACGATATCCGCGTTCGCATCAGAGAAGAACTCGAATGCATTCGACTCGGATGCATTCTCGGCGCCGGACTTGACATTGCTCCAGACATCCTTGTTGAAGAATCCCTTGGCGAAGGTGTTGTCCAGATGCATCTTCATCTGCTCAGCGACAAGCCTGGTCTTAGCGCGTCTCGGGTCGATGGTGGCCGGAGCGTTCGCTCTCTGGTAGTTCAGAGCAGAGATCTGATCGACGCCAACGATGATCTGGTCGACATCTACAGAGTAGGTTGCCTCATCATGGCTGAAGACTGCCGGAGCAACCTTGCCGAATGCCGGCTTTCTCTGGACCTGATCCTTGGCAAGCTCATCTTTGTTGAAGACGTAGTAGTTGCCAGTGGCGAAGGTCACAGGCAGGATCGGGAAGATGTCGGGAGCGACGTAGAAAGACGGCTCCTCAAATGCCGCGATCGCCATATTGGTGAGGTACATGTTGGGCTTCCAGCCCTTTGCAATGCTGACCTGAAGGCCAGCTGCGGTTGCATGCTGTTCTCTCATTCCCATTGTCTATCTCCTTTCTTACGCCTTGGCGCCGCTGTTGATCAGCTTGACCTTGATCAGATCACCGGCTGCGGTAGCGGTTTCAAGCGCTCGTGCGATGACATAGTTTCCGGTCTCGGCCTTGACGGCCTGGCCCTTCGCATCCGTTGCGAGAAGATCTCCGGCATCAAAAGCGCCGCCAGCCTTCCAGAGGCCGCATCCGCTGATCTGCACATCAACTCTTCCATTCGCGGCAACCTTCTCCGGGTTGCTGACGAGTGCGATTCCGAGCGCATCAGCTCCTGCAGCCGGGAGAGCTGCGCCGGTAGCGGAAAGCGCCAGGGCGACTCCCTGAGGAGCGGTCAGCTCAGACGCCGCAAGCAGGTCGATGGTCGGAGATTCATTGATTCCACTGTACTCCATAGTCATGAGGTACCTCCTTTCCTTACTGGTCGATCTCAGCGCGAAGCTCATCGTCTTCGAGTGCTACCTGATCCATGGCCTTCGCCAGGCTCATTCCAGGATTCTTTGTCATCAGTTCCTTCGCCTTGGTGATCCACTTCTGCTCGGCATCTCCGGTCGCAGTGCCGGAAGTAGACTTCCCGATCTCGGTGAAGATCCCGGACTGCTTCTGGAGATCAAGCTGCTGATCCAGAGTGGCGATGTAAGAATCGTAGATGTCTGCACCTGCGTTCTTCATCTTCTTGAGGGTAGCGACCAGCTCGTCTTCCTTCTTGCCGAGAGGTTCGCAGTACTTCTTCGCGACTTCGGTGACCTCTTTGGTGAGGGAATCCTCTTTCATCTTTGCGATCTCAGCGTTGTTCGCTTCGATCTGCTCTCTCAGAGCCTTGACGATATCGGACTCAACCGGAGCGGGCGCCGGGGTGGTCTCCGGAGTGGATCCGGTTTCATTTCCCTTGGTCACGTCTTCCGGAACCGGCTCTTCTGCCGGCTTCGCGCCTTCAGCCTCATCGTCAATGGCATACTTCTTTACGATGGCTTCGTATGCTGCGAGCTCATCGGCGGTCATTTTTGACTTATCGATCTTAAGCATTTCTTCAAGGTCTCCTTTCGGGGTTTTTGATTTGATCATGTCTCCAAGGTGCGTCTGATCGGCGTTCATAAGAGACAGATCAGCGGCGTCATCACTCTTCTCAAACTTGGCGCTCTGTCCGGCACACCACTTATCCACATATCCGCCGATTGCACCAGCGAACTGGGAAGCGCTCAGCTTCATGGCTGCATTCTTTCCGGATGCGTCAAGATCTGAGTCAGTAAGAATGGATGACAGCGAACTTCGCAGAGCGTAAGTCACGTCCCAGATCTCGTCGTTGATTGCCTCAACCGACTTGACGCTCATCTGCTGTGCGAAGGTAGTCGCCTGTTTCTGTACTTCCTCGGAGGTCATTCCTCCCTCTCCGCTGAGCCAGTTGACAAACCGCTTGAAAAGGTTGTCTGTCTTTTCGGACTCTTTGCCGGCTTTAGGTGCGGCTGCCGGAGCAGGATTCTTGCTCTTTGTGAACACGATATTCGCTCTCGGATTCGCTCCTTCATCGACAACGGATACTGAAGTGATCTTGAGGTCTTTCAGTTTCTTTGCCAATTTCCGTCCTCCTTTCCTGGATTTATCAAGACGGCTCATCGCCGAGGTGATCATCATCATCGTCTGCGTCCTCGTCTATGCGAGTCGCAGTCCCTTCGATCGAGAACATCGGATACTGTCCGCTCTTGACCTTTGCCCAGACGTTCGGATCGGTGATCTGGAATCCGACCCACCATCCTGTCGGCACTGTCCCCTCCGGAATGCCGAGAGCCGTCAGCTTCTCCGGAGTAAATACCATGGACTCTATCAATGTTCCGACGCCGTTCCTGACATGCATCTCTCCACCATCCCGGAAGAACATCACGAAATTGTACGCGGCATTCTCGAGATCCTCAGGATCGATGATGTCATCCTGATAGTCATCGATGACCTGTCCGATTTCATCGATGCATACTGAAGCCCATCCGAAAGCCTGCATCTTATCATCATCAGACTTCTTGATGGCGAAGGTTCCTTTGATGACCCCTTCGGCCGGCTTCTTTGGATCCGCTCTCGGCTCTATCTTGGATTTGAAAAAATCATTGAAATTCTTCATGTTCAGTCCTCTCTGTACTCAACACAGCACTTGCAGTTCGGATGCATGGGAGGGAGATCACAGGTATATTCCCGGCCATGATATGTGGTCGTGAATTCTCCATCGTCCCCGATCTGCTGTCCTTCAAGGTCTTCGCAGACGTCACAAACATGGCCATCCATGGCAGTGGTCCAGTACGGAGTCAGGTGAGGAAGAAGCCCTTTCGCCTGCGCCTGCCTGATGGCCTCGTCGTTCCCCCGGTTGTAAGCAAAGGCATTCTCTGTCCTGGCAATCATCTGAGCCCGGTATCTCTGCTGTCTGGCCGCGTACCGGGATGCTGCGGCTCTGGCCTTCTGCTCGATTGACTCTGCCGTCATCCTCGGATGGTCCTTTGCCATGGTTGTCTTGAAGTTGTTGTAGAAGCGAAGATTCGCGGCGCTCTGGCGCTGCGTAAGCCCGATCAGCGGCCGGATGTACCGTGCCGTCTCCAGGCTTCCCATTCCAACGGACCTCGATTCTGCGATGATGTACCGGATAGCCTCGATCTGGTCATTCGTGCACCTGGTGATCAGATCTCCTCCGTGTCCGATGATCCATTCACGGACATTCGTTGACGATGTATCGAAGTTGAAAGCATCGCCAAGGCCTGAGATCCATGGGTTGTCCTTCGCTCCTGCGATGAATCCTTCTTGCCACAGGTCGGTCATCTTTTCCTTGACCCAGCTCGAGTAGTCCTGAAACCACTTGTCGAAGATCCCCTGCGGATCCATCTCATCAGTGGCAATGGATTCGAGCTGACTGTATCCGAATGCGTTTCCCTGGTCCTTCCACATGGTGACCAGCCATTTGACCGGCTCAGCCTCGTGGTCTTCCAGATATGAGTTGAGCGCGTTGAGTATGGCTTCACTCTCCGCGCTCTTCTTCACATGATTTCTGATTCTCCTGGGATTGATCAGCACGAAACTCATTCAATCCCCTCCTCTTCCTCGGACGGGGCTCTCGGTTCCTTGCCCTTCTTATCGTCCTGTGGCGTTCCTCCGCTTCCTGCTTCAGCTTCATCGGTGTTCTCCTCAGAATCTATCGTCTTTTTATCCGAACCGCTCTGAGGGCCTTTTTCGGGGCTTCTGCGCTGTGCCTCTCTGATCGGGTCAGGCTCCCGTACATCCGGGATATCTGTCCTTGCAGGAAGGCCGGCCACATCGCGGGCATAATCCTCGATGTTCTCATCCGGAATGATGATTCCGGCTCCGACCATAGCCTTGAGGTATTCAGCGACCTTGGTGATATCCTGCTCGGATACGTCTCCATGGTGAAGCTCCGGATAATCCTCGATCTTTCCGAAGTGCTCGCCGTTGAGATCGATCAGTGTCGGAATGGCCTGATTGTTGAATGTCTCGCAGATGATGTCCAGGAAAGCCCCGATGGCAGTACTGAACAGCTGCGTCTTGTCAGACGAAAGCGCCCATGATCCGGAGTTCTCATGGCCAAGCATGATGAAATCAGCCATGACCGTCTGCGCGATGGCAGTCGAATATCTGGTTATGACCTCTGATGTATTGAACTGCCTTGACCCGCCGGACGAGAGAAGCTCGACCTTATAGGTCTCCGGAAGTACCAGACCTTCTGACTCATTCCTCCGGATGTTCTTTACCATCGTGACCAGTGCCTGATAGATCTGCTGAGCATTCGCGTCATTTGTGTCCCAGATGTTGATGTCTGCGGGCACATAGATAACCGGGAGGCCGGCGAGGTCACGCTCGATGCCGACTGCCTCGATCTCCTGCATTCGGCGCTTGAAGTACCAGCTTCGGTATGCGTTCCTCAGTATGCTCCGGCCTTCCGGGTTGTCCTTAACGGATTCGGTTCGGAAGAGCATTGCCTTCGTCATCGGTATCGTGAGCAGCTCGTAGCTTGGCGGCGGCTGCTGAGTCATGCCGATCAGATTGTCGTTGTTGTCATATTCCCATCGGTAAAGCGTGTCCTGGGAACGGATCGGCAGCTTTGACCATCCAATCAGGCCGTCACTGTACTTGCTTGACAGCTCTGTGTCCCGCTTCTTTCCATTCCTCCGCTTATAGCAGATCTCATGGAAAGACCAGCCATAGGTCAGAAAGCTCAGGATCTCGGAGATCGTATCCGTCCATGTAGAACTCATATCGTTCATGCATGTCTCCACGAAGTCTGCGGCTTCCTGGTCATTCGGGCCGCTGCCTCCCGGCTCTACGGTCCATGTGGCATTTCGGATGAGCATCTTGATCGCGAAGAGGATCGCGCCTACCGTGTCATCGTTGCTGGCCATCTCCTTGTAGACCTTGATGCCCTTGATCCCGTTCAGCTCTGTGAGGAATTCCTCGCTGAACATTCCGTCCCATCGTTTCTGGCCGATGCGTCCATATTCCTTCGGTATTGTTCTCACCTCCTTGCCATCATGATGACCAGTAGTTCTCCTTCGTCAGAGCACTAATCGCTTCTGCATTCGGAGGAGCTCCGGTATGTTTCTTGATCTTTCCAAGGTACAGACACAAAGAAAGAGCGTCGCCCCGGTCAGGTGATCCAAGGCCACGCTTCTTCATTTCCTGTTTCGGTTCGACTTCCAGCTTACCGTTGGAAGCCATTCTGTATTTTCGGCTCGACAGCTGGGCGACCGTTTCTTCATTGTCTTCGATGTCAACAGCCCTGGCTTCGAGATCATCACGAAGAGTTGCCCACATATCGGTGGTCAGATTGTTGTAATGTTCCGCAGATTTCTTTCCGGCCGGTGAGTCCGTCTCGATCTTCTCAGCTGCATTGATCGGGATGACCACCATTCTGGAAAGCCTCTGCTCACGCTTGACCTCCCGCAGGCGGTCCGTTACGCCGCCGCCGAGCCCGGTATCATCAATCTGTACGAAGATCTTCCCGAAGTAATCGGGATGCTCTTCGACGATTGTCCGATATTCCCAGACGATATCTCCCACAGTAGCCATGAGGTCCTGCCCATGGCGCTGTCTGACCATTTTGCAATGGCCTTTATAGTTCCGGAAGATGATCGTCTCATCGTCTCCGAATCTGGCCACATCGCATCCGAGGATGACGAATGGCATCTCCATCTCTTCCGGCAGCTCGTAAGCCCTTGAGCTGCACTGCTCGATGAGTGAGAGCGGAATGAAGACATCATCGTCCTGTGTCGGGAATTTTCCCAGGACACGGACGCGGACCACATTGCTGGCCTCTCCGTACTTCCGCTTCAAGGCGGCTATGTTGTCCTTGTTCGTCCGCGGTGAATCCTCAGACGATACCGTCATGGTCTGCCAGAGATCCCGATCGCGGGTGAAGGCATCATAGAATGTGCCAGTGTTCCTGGTCGGGTTCCCCATCATGATCAGCTTATTGTTCTCGCCTGACAGGGTACCCATGATAGCTTCCATGATTGGATCGGCGACGCCAGAAGCTTCGTCCACGATAAACATCATGTTCGTCTCATGAAAGCCTTGCATGTTCTCCGGCTTCGTTGCGGTCCTCGCTACGGCAAACCATCGCTTCTCCTGGCCTTTGAGATAGACATACGTCTTCGTCCACTTAAACATCTTGCGGAGCGTAGGCGATTTGGTGATCCATTTGTCGATCTCGGACCAGAGAACATCATGGAGCTGCTGCTTGGTCGGCGCTGTGCAGACCACTCTGGCATATGGAAAGCAGAACAGGAACCAGATGACAAGCACAGCCTCGATGCCGGTCTTCCCAACACCCTGGCCGGACTTGATAGCAAGTCTTCGGTTGTCGCGGATCCTGCACATAGCGTCTGCCTGCCATGGATCCGGACGGAAGCTCATCACCTCGGAGGCGAATCTGACAGGATCATCACGATATGTGCTGATCGCTCTTCGGAAGGCTTTGACTCGATTACTATTCATCGACATCACCATCCTCGAAGGCAGTGAGGAAATCTCCCACCATGTCATCAGCTTCCGCAGCCATCTCGCTCCGCTGTGCCTGGATATCAGCAAGCGTCTTGAGGGCCTGTGTCTTTGCCCTCTGCACAGTCGATAGCTCCTGCTCAGCCCTGTCGATCTTGCGGTCGATGTCGACTGTCATGGTTATCGTCTGCATCTCACGCCCTGGCATCCGCTTTCCTTCGTCGATCTTGTCCTGGATCATCTGATCGTAGAGAGCTTTCTGTTCCTCCTTCTCCTCAGGTGTCCCATCGAAGACCCGGCGCTGTTCCGTAATGGTAGTCTGAACAGCCACCATTCGTTTACGTCTATCCTCCCGCTCCTCATACATCTTCGTGAGTCGAGTCATGATGCGGTATTCGCGGATAGTGTAATAGTCAATCTGTTTCTGTAAGACATCGACTGGATCAGGTTTATGATCGCCAAGCATTTGCTTCTCTTCAGGGGACAGCATAGAAAAATAAATGGAATCGAAGATTCCTTCCTTCTGAGCATTCTTACTTCCCTTTGGAGCTCCCCCCTTATTTCCAGCCGCATTCTTGTTACCCTTTTGACCACCTTTCGAGCGTTTCGCAGGTGGAGCTTTGGAAGTGGAGCGCTCCACTTTTTTTGTTACCTTCGAAGTGGTACACCGCTCCATTTTCATCGCGATCTCATGAGGCGCTTTTTTCTGCTTCAGTTTCTCGTCCCATTTGTCCAGCGACTTCCATTTTCGGATTCGGGAATCAGGCAGATTACATTCGGAAGCAATCTCTTTGAGTAACTTTTTTCCATCGCTCTGCAGGTAGATCTGCTCTGCCTTCTTCCGATCAGCGCTCCGGCGGTCAGCCTTCGCATCTGCCATCCTCCTTTCCTCCTATTCGAGTTAATTCGTAGAAAGAAAGGCGGGCGAGCAGTTCACCCGCCTCGCCCTTCATTCTTGCTTGTTCAGTCATGTTGCTTTTACATATACTTCAGCTTTCGAATAATTCTGACTCTGAATCATCATCTTCAGAAAATCATCTTTGGAGAAGTTCGACAGCCTGAATACTTCCTCCGGCTTCATGCCAAGCTGCTTGCCAATCTCCTGCACGCTCTTTCCCTCTGCCATCAGCTTCTGGACGATGTGCTTCATCGGCTCAAGCAGATGTACGCCCCTTGCCCGGTTATGGGTGACGGTACCATACATATCCTCTGCTTCGTTCCCATGATGATCCACGATCACACATGGAACCATTCCCCCGAGCTTTGTCCTCAGCGGTTCCTGCCCGGCTACCATCCAGCGATGGAATCCGTCTATGATGGTGAAGTCCGGCCTGACCACGATTGGAAGCGTCCACCCATTGGTGAGGATAGACTGTGTGAGGAGATCAAGGTTCTGTTTTGATACCCGGTTCGGGTTGTAATCATTTGGCTTCAGCTTGTCCCGCTCCACCCACTGGAGCGTTGCAAGTGGTGCTTTCAGATCTTCCATACCATCCACAGAGAGCGCTGATCAGAGCGCCCTCGCACTCCTTTCAGCTTATGTTGTTCTCCTGCTTCGCCTTCTGTACGTATGCCGAATAGAAGGTCGTGTACAGAGATCTCAGGGTCCTCATCTTCGGATCTCCCGATATGAGGCCGTCATACATCTTCTTGAATTCCCTGTTGGTCCCGACTGCCGCGACTTTGAAGAACAGCTTCCGGTAGTTCTCTGCGATCATCCGCTTATGCGGTGTGTCGAAATGCTCATCAAAGTGTTTGAAGAGATCCAGCAGCTCGCTCTTGTAATCACGATCGTCTTTGCCTTCAAGGCTTTTCCTCGCTCTGGTACTCTTTCCGAACATCTCCGAGTCCCAGTAAAGGGCTGCGAGATATGCGTTCGGTTCCCTCCTCACTACCCGGTCCATGAGATCCGGGTAATATTCGTTGAGGTTTACCAGTACCTTCGCGGTATCGACTGAGAAGAACTGCGAGATCCGCATATCGTTCTTCCGTCTTCCTGTCTGATACATGAAGAGATAGACTTCCGGAATGTCGATGTGGTTTCTGTAGAGGTACAGCCACACATCGTTATTCTTCCAGTCATAGATAGGGAATACCCTTCCTGATTCGCCTGCCTTCTTGTGTGTGAAGGAAAATGCGAGATACTGGCGCCTCTGGAATGATTCGGCTGCGCGTATCCCGATCATGTTGATCCCATTCGCGCAAAGCCTTGCAGTAAAGCTCTGGTAGGTCTCTTCCCTTGGCTTGAGAAGCGGATGCGACCGTATGGCAAAAGCCGGCGGCCTTCTTACCCACCTGTCCTCCTTCGTGCTGTCCCAGCAGATGAATGACTCGTCATTCTCCAGCTGGTTGAAGCAGTTGAAGTGCTTCACCTCCAGACAGTACCAGTAGAACGGCACTCCCATAGACAGAAACTTGAGCCTCCACTCCTTCACGGTCTCTTCGACGCATGAAAAAATGGCTTCTTCGTCAATGAATATGACTTGAAGCCGGCTCTTGTCTATTTTCCCCTCGTTTATCAGATCCACGACAAGATTTGCCAGACACAGGCTGTCCTTCCCGCCGCTGAAGGACATATAGACCGTGAGGCCGTTCGAGAACACATTGACAATGCGCTGTCTTGCGGCCTTCACGACATCAATGTCTGAAATACATGTCTTTATTGCCATGCGTTACAGATATATTTTCTGACCGCAGTTGGGGCAGATGACGAATCGGCGCATCTCGGCGGGCGCTTCATCGCTTGAGGGAGTTGCATCTGCCATACCAGAAGGAGAGTTTTGCTGGTTCAACTGCGAGTCATTCGAATTTTGGAGAACCGGTGAAGGCTGTGCCGGGGCCGGTGTATCGGGAGCTATCCCGGCCTCTTCACGCCTTTCCGCCCGGTTCTGTATGCTCTGGACGTTTTCATCGCCCAGGACACCATAATCTGCGATACTTTCCGTCACTGTCTGGGCATCCCCGATCATCTGTTCAAGGATATCCGGATCATAACCGGGAACATCTCTGTCATCACCGAGATCGTGTAAGAATTCCATGACCGTATCCAGGTAGTCGACTCCGAGGGAGTAGACCTTATTGTCTGCAATCATGAGCTTCTTCTTCTGGTTCTCGGTCAGCCCGGTCACCCGATAGCAGTCCGCAGTATCGTACCCCATGTCAAGAAGGGCTTTATAAAGCCCATTTCCTGCAAGGATTGTATTGCTCTCATCGATGACGATCGGGCGGATCTGCCCGAACATCTTGATGGAGCGTTCGAATTCATGAAGCTGAATCTCTGTGTGCAGCCTGACGTTCTTCTCAGGCACCTTCAGCTTATCCAGCCTGATCTTTTCAATCCGCATCTCTGCCTCCTTTCCTGCTCAGAAGGAGAGCAATGATTCCAGAGATGCACATCGTATAAATCGATGTCACCGTCTTCATCCACGGTATGGATTTTATGGTTGCATAGGCAAACAGGGGCACTCCCGTAGCAAGGGAGATTGCGACTCCGGCGGCAACTCCGGAGCCGCTCAGAACTGTTCTTCTATCATCTTTCAGGAGGGTTATTATGGTAGGTAGCAATGTTGTGCTGCGGAGTACCCCATATACCAGGAACAGCCCCGTTACGGTCATCCCGGGTATATTCGCAATGCCTATGCCTAAAACCAGGAGGATGACCATGGACCATACCGAAGTCTTCTGGTCTCCCTTCTGGAAGTCGGTTGTCAAAGATGCAGCTGCGCAGAGATTGCTGTCTACTGTCGATAGCAGTCCGCTGATCAGCATGAAGAGGAACGGGAACAGTGTCCAGCTTGGAAACAAATGCTGGATCAGCTCCACGTTCACAATTCCGGAGTCCTTTGCGATATACCCGGATCCCGCTGCGATGTATCCGAGGATACCCATTGATGCGGGCACAACAGCAAAGAAGAATGTTCCCAGTCTGAAAGCCTTTCCGACTTTATCTTCCCGGATAGAAAAAGCTCTCTGCCAGAAGCACTGATCTCCGAATGGACCAGAGATCAGCCCGAGTGCCTGTGGTATCCCATATCCGATCATCACTTCTATTCCCTTTCGGCCGAAGAGATGACCGTATTCTCCGGTGATACCGGGCAGCCCCCTCATGAGGTCTGCCGTTCCCCCCGGCTTTCCGAGCGCCCACGGGACGAAGATAGCGCATGCGATCAGCATGAAGATCATCTGCACCGCATCGGTCATCACGCTCGCTCGTATTCCTGATATGACTGAGTACGAGAGAGCGATCAAAGCCAGGATCACGGTAACCAGAGTGAAGTTCATCCCGGTCGTGGATGCGAGTATCTTTCCTCCTGCGAGCAGCTGTACGGCTGTCGAGAGGATCGCAAGCAATCCAAGCTGAATCTCATAGACGCGCTTTGCAGGCCTGTTGTGATATCTTTCTCCGATGTATCCTGAGAGCGTAATGCCATTCGGCATCTGCTTCCGGATCCTTCTGGCGAACGGAGTAAAGATGAGCAGGCATAAGATATTTGGTACCAGGAACCAGAACAGTCCCGGGATCCCGTTCGTATATGCCATCTTGGCCGATACGAACAGAGCCGGCGCCCAGATCCATGTCGCAGCGATAGACATTGCTGAGCTGACCGTTTCCATATTCCTGTCCGCGACCATGAAGTCCTCGTTTCCGGATTCACGCCGCGCAAAAATAAAAGTGGCTGCGAGCATCACTGCTTCGTAGACACCCAGAATCATGAAACCGTACATAGTTTTGTCTCCTTCGAAAATTGATCAACCTTCGAGGAGCACCCATCGCCTATATACCCATACCCCCTTTTTCGGCAGAATATGGAAACAGCCCCCGAGATAATCCCGGGGGCTGCCTGGCTCTGATTAGAATTTTACGCATTCTATAGTAACGGTTGTCGTTAGTTTTGTCAAAATTCAGTGAACATATTGGGCAGAAAGTAACTGTTTCCGTTATATACTCACAAAAATTTAAGACCATCGATGCCGAAAAAAAGAACTGAAAGTTTTTCTTCGGCTGTCCGGATATCGTTATGGACGGTCGACTTTGCCACCCCGAACTTATCAGCAATCTGCCCCATATTTAGCCGTGTATCGGCAATATAATAGTCGAACATCTCTGAATACTGCCGGCAGCTGGCCTCTCCGTTAGCGCAACACTCCTGGTAGTAGATTTCGATAGCGTGGTTTATATGTTCAACGATGATCGCCGTTCGCTTCGCAGATTTTTTGATCGAGTCGACAACAACCGTATCGTCCTTCTGAGACATCAGATCCTTGATGACTTTCTCTTTATCTTTCTCCTGGTATTGATAGACAGCATTGCTCGCATGCTTCTGGAAGTCACGGAAGTGGGAAAGGAGGAGCTTCGTGTTATGCAGCCTACGGTCATGCTTCTCCGTATCTGCCGCTTCCTGGCATTCGCGCATATAATCACAGGCCGTTTTTGCCCCGATCAGAGCCGCCTCCCTTGTAACCTGTCTGATCACCTCTGCAAGCTGTTTTTCTGAGAAGGCGTAAATCATCTGTTCCATAGCATCTCACCATTATACGTACTTCCATCCAGTCTTTTTATCCTGGAATCGGATCCTGTCGACCAGTCGGAAGCCGTACCCTTCAGCCATCTTCTTCACTGCATGTACGAATTCTTCTGCATCTTCCTGTCTCTTGAACCGGCTCCGCATGTACGTCTTTGCTTCCTGTATCGTGTGGTTGACCGCTTCATAGGCTGTATCATCTTTGCAGCCGCTTGAATTGTACCTTTCACGGTTCATTATAAATTTCTCCAGTCCAAATTATAGCGAATCCATTTTGTGTGTACAAGTTGCCTAAACCTTCCATGGAGGAATGTATATCTGAGCTTTTCCGCAGAATGGGCAAAACCTCCACCTCGTGTGGATCCTCTCACCGCACTCAGGACATTTTCCATTGTACGGAGTTCCTGCCGGCTCCTGCGACCGGATGAGCCTTTCCCCATACTGCAGAGCTTTTCTCTCTTCCGGATCAGATGTCCGTTGTATCATCCTCCGGTAGATCTCCGTATAGGTCATCATCTCGTTCCTCATCCACGTCAAACAGCTGGGTCCTCAGGTCATAGATCTCGCTCTTCATGAGCTGGATCTTATTGAGCATTATCTGAAAAGTGATGAGTGCCCCGATCAGAAAACCTGCGAGAGCGCTGAGGATCACCATTATAACAACCTGTGCAATCATGCTTCTTTTCTCCTCCTTCTCTCATATTCAGGCGTCCCTGGCCTCCAGGCCGAATCCATGCAGAGCATCGTTCCCGCATAAGCCGGCCTCTTATAGAACTCCATTGCCTTCTCACTTTCAGAAAGCGGGATCACATCCTCTTTCTTCCTGGCCATCTCAGCTCTCTTGATCAGCGTTCTGGAATAATCCTTCATTTCCTGCTCAGAGTTGAAATCAAAATAGCCTTGCTTATGAGATCTGTAATGCTGGCATACAGTCCCGAGAGATATTCCAAGTCTCTTGCTGAGTGCCGTCTTCGTATTCCCCCACGCTTCGATATGGCCGTTCGGGAGAAATTTTGCAAACACCCGGCTGCTCTTATCTGGTATCTCAGGCATATTCATGTGTTCCCTTACGCCCTGGTTGAGATCCTTCTTCGTCTCATAGGCAGCATACTGCGGATTGTTGCGGTGCAGGTGATAGGATACACAGGCCCCGGTAACACCTACGGCCTCTCCAAGCTTTTCTGTGGTTTCAGCAATCGCTTTCAGTTCTCCTTTTTTATCAAAGTACGCATAATACATATTCAATCCTCCGGTACCTGAAATTTAATACCCGTCATTTTGAAAACCTCCTCGACGTACTCGTCAAGCTCCATGTCCCCATCCCGGAATCTCTGATATTCTTCTTCCAGAGCCCTGGCAAATTCCGGAAGGCGCTTCCTTGAGCGCCATCCGTATTTGTCATGGAGCACTTTGATCGGGATGGAAAAGAGCATGGCAAGTGCGATCTCAGATGCAGCTATCCTCTGTTCCTTCTGGTGCTTCAGATATTCCTGCCTCTGCTTCTCATATTCTTTTTGCGCTTCCCTTTTTACGGCCTGCTCAATTGGATTGGGATTGTAAATGGGCGCCGGCTTTTTGGAAGCTTTCATCTTCCATCTCCTCTCCGCTCGATTCATCGGATTCCTCCCATACCTATTCTTCATCACAGGCAGCGTTTCATGAATTGCTTCTGAAGCGCTTAAGATAATCAATCTCGTACTGAAGATACTGAACTGCCTTTTCAAGTCTCTCTATATCATCTCCTCCGGATCCGAGTTCCGTCATAGCGATATTCATCACAGCGTTCCCAGTATTGAAATTCAGATTCCAGTCTCTGATCACATCTTTCGGATCGTACTCACACATATCAGGGATAACTCCTGGTTTCGAGACTTCTTCCAGTTTCCAATTTGTGGTATCCTGTGGAAGCGCTTCCGCTCTTACAATGTCTTTTCCATTCTGTCTCAGAATCATAATTGCCCTCCTCATAATTCTTAACCCCTTGTTTTCTCCCTCAAAAACAATTCCGGTTTGCTTCTCTCAGATCAAATCACGATGATCCATCTGAGGAGAAGGAACACGATGATGGTCAGAACGACCAGTCCCAGTACGGATCCTCTCATAAGATTCCCCCCTTTCCATTGTCGAGATTCCACAATTGCTTTTTTGCAATCAAACAACTGCTTTTCGAGATCACACAACTCTTTTTGCGATCTCACAACTTTCTCTTCATCCTGCAACTTTCTTCTCTGTCGACCTGACGCATCCATTCCCTGGCGTCCGTTATACTGCTCGCTCTCATAATGTCCTCTCCATCGATTCTGAGGAACCGTCCGATGTCTCCCCAGTAGGTTTTCATGATCCAGTTTCCGTTCTTATCACGGCCTTTTACATAGTCAATAATGGACTCCTTGGCCTGGGCCCGGTAGAATGTCAGCCGCTTATATCTCAGCTTCAGCACCCGGAAATCCCTGTCCTCAAGATGGGGTTTCCAGTTCGAATCGTCATCATAAAATGCTTTCCTTTCTTTCTCTTTCATGATTCCTTTCTCCTTTCCCGCAGTAAAAATCATTCGCCACAGGCTTGTCTAATATCGGGCAGTACAATGGCTTCGGCCAGTTTTTTTCTTCCTGGTCATTTTGGGTAACATGGTGAGCGCACTTCCTGCAGCGGACCACTTCTATGGCATCGACCGGAGGAACATATTCGATGGCATGGTAGGCAGATTCCATGACCTCAAAGCTGAATCTTGTTCCTTCAATAGCTGCCTTCATCGCGTCTTTCCGTCTGATCAGATCATTTTCTCCCATTCACCCTCACCCCCTATTCATCTTCTTCATCGATGTCCTCGATGACCACATACCGGGTGTGCTGCAGAAGTCCGGCTTCCTTCCTCTTGAGTGCATGGCAGATCGTCGAGGAAGTAACTCCGGCGAATTCTGCCACATCCTTCATGAGGGTGCTCTGGAAGATCGGATGATCATCCTTATCACAGATCGCGTAATATTTTGTCATCGCTGTCTCCCATGTAAGCTCCGCACTTTGGGCAGTACCTTGCGCCAATCCAGATCGGCTTTCCGCATCCGGCGCATCTTCCGGTGTATGCCTTGCCCTTCGGCTCCTGTCTGGAGAAGAGGACGATTGCATCCGAAAGAGCCGTC